GCTGACATCTACCGCGAGACCTGGGAATGGCTCGACAAGCTCGGCGTCGCGAAAGCCGTATCGCCGCAGCTCTTGGAACGGTATGCGATGTGCTCGGCTCGCTGGATTCAGTGCGAGGAAATGACGACCAAGCTCGGATACCTGTCGAAGCATCCGACGACCGGGAAGCCGATCCCGTCGCCGTTCATCAATATCGGCATCAACTACATGAATCAGGCAAACCGACTGTGGGACGAGATCTTCCAGATCGTGAAGGAGAACTGCTCCGCCGAGTACGGCGGCACAAATCCGCAGGACGACGTGATGGAAAGACTGCTCCGCGCCAGAAAGGGAATGTAAATGAACACACAAAGACTTGAACAGGTGCCAATTGACAAGCTGGTGCCTTACGCCCGGAACGCCCGGACGCATTCAAAAGAACAGATCGCGCAGCTGCGATCCTCTCTTCGGGAGTTCGGATTCGTATCGCCTGCGGTCATTGATCAGGATTACAACATCCTCGTCGGCCACGGACGTATTGCTGCTGCTCGCGAGGAAGGATACAAGACCGTCCCCTGCGTGTTTGCGGAGGATCTGACGGACGCGCAGAAACGCGCCTACATCCTCGCCGACAATCAGCTCGCGCTGAACGCCGGTTGGGATGAGGAGATGCTTTCCGTCGAACTCTCCGATTTGCAGGAGAACGCCTTCGACCTCTCCCTGCTCGGATTCGACGACAAGGAACTTGAGAAGCTGCTGAAAGGAGAATCCGACAAGGACATCGAGGATGACGACTTCGACCTGTCCGCTGCACTTGAGAAGGCCTCCTTCGTGGAGCGCGACGACATCTGGGCGGTCGGACGGCACAGGCTGATGTGTGGCGACGCCACCAGCGCTGAAGATGTAGATACACTCATGGACGGCAAGCGAGCGAACCTCGTACTCACGGACCCGCCGTACGGCGTTTCCTTCAAGGCATCCGATGGCCTGACGATCCAGAACGACAGCCTCAAGGGCGAGGAATTCTACAACTTCCTGCTCTCCGCATTCAAGAACATGGCCGACCATCTGGAGAAAGGCGGCGCGGCATACTGCTTCCATGCGGACACCGAGGGCCTGACCTTCCGGCGTGCTTTCGTCGACGCTGGATTCCATCTCGCAGGCGTGTGCATCTGGGTGAAGAACAGCCTCGTACTCGGTCGCTCCGATTACCAGTGGCAGCATGAGCCCGTGCTCTATGGATTCCTCCAGAACGGCAAGCATCCGTGGTACGCAGGACGCGCGGAAACCACCATATGGAACTTCGACAAACCCAAGCGCAACAAGGATCATCCGACCAGCAAGCCTCTCGACCTGCTCGGCTATCCGATCCAGAACTCCACGCAGGAGAACGCCATCGTCATCGACACTTTCGGCGGCTCCGGTTCCACGCTCATGGCCTGCGAGCAGCTCAACCGCACCTGCTATATGTGCGAGCTTGATCCGAAATACGCCTCCGTCATCCTCCGACGCTACGTCGAGGACACCGGCGATTCCGGGAACGTGCATGTCGTCCGCGACGGCAAGAAACTCATGTACTCCGACCTTGTGAAGGAGGTCGAGCTGCCGGACGGCGAGTGATCCCTTTGTGTACTAAGCACAGTTTCAGAGCCGGATAATCAGAAGATTTTCTACCAGAGAAATATCGCAGATTCGCTTGCTATTACAGGCCTTCAGAGTGATGTATAGACATGCCGAAAGGCACAGGGCCTTCCGGACAGACGCATACCAAGGAGGTAAACACAATGCGAATCAACTACAACGTAACAGGAGCACAGAGGAAAGAACTGGTCAAGGTCATCTCCGACACCACCGGAGCCAAGGCAGAATACAAATTCATGCCGACCTGCAACTACGAGATCGACTATTTCACCGTCACCAAGGACGGCACGCTCGAGTTCGACGACATGGCGGATTCCGAGGAGGTCGAGAAGGTTCTCGAAGCCATCGCTGCCGCGGGATTCGAGCCCGAGCTGCAGGAAACGGCTGAAGCCGAAGCCGGAGAAGTATCCGAAGAGCCGGAAACAAGCGAACAGGACGCGCCACAGGGCAACGAAGCGGGCCTGACGGTTGAGCTTCCGCTCGACAAGGTTGCGGTCGGAACATTGACCAACATCCTCGAAGCCAAGGGAACGCTCATCAAGAAGGCGCTCGGCATCGACGACCTTCGGTTCGAGATTAGGGACGACAAGATCGCCTTCCCCTGGTTCAAGGAACTGCCCACGCCGGAGGAAACCAGAGCGTACACGATGTTCATCGCCCAGCTCTGCAAGCTTTCCAAGGAACTGAAACGCGCGAGCTCGACCGAAACGCCGGTCACCAACGAGAAATACGCATTCCGCTGCTTCCTGCTCCGCCTTGGATTCATCGGCAGCGAATACAAACAGGAACGCAAGATCCTGCTCCAGAACCTTGAGGGCAACTCAAGCTGGAAGAACGGCGCTCCCAAGAAAGAAGCCACCGAAGAACCTGCTGCGGAAGCTACGGATACCGAGGAGGTGCAGGCATGAGGATAATCAGACCGGAACAGCTCAAGAGGCTCAAGGAAACCTACCCGAATGGCACGCGCGTGGAGCTCGTCCAAATGGACGACATTCAGGCACCGCCTGCCGGAACCCGCGGAACCGTCTACGGCATCGACGACACCGGCAGCCTGCTGGTCCACTGGGACAACGGCAGCGGACTCAACGTGATCTACGGCGAAGACATCGTGCGGAAGGTGGTGGACTGACATGGATGAGAAGGTCAAAGAGCAGATCCTCGCGATCCGCGACACCGGGCTGGCGAACATGTTCGACCTGCCCTACGTGCAGCGCCTCGCCTTCGACCGGAACTACTACGAGCTGGTGATCTTCATCGAAGAGCATCGCAAAGAATACGTGCATTTCATCATGACCGGCGAAACGCAGGAATCCTGATTTTCAGACACAGAAAGTTATCAATTTATCTGGCCGAATTGACTTGCTATATCCCCTCGAAAGAGTGATGTATATACATGCCGAAAGGCACAGAAAACAAGCGAAAATCAGGAGGAAAACACGATGGAAAAGAACACATACTTCGAACAGATGAGAGACACAGCGATCGCCTACAACGAGGCGCAGGCCATCCGTGAAAAGGAACGCGACACGATGATCGCCGCGGACGACTGGGACAGCGTGAAAGCCTTTGACAGGCGCGAGAAAGAGGAATTTCCGTACCCCTTCACCGCCGGTCAGAACAAGGCGCTGGTCCTTTACGACCGGAGCCTCAGGAACGGCGCGGACGCCTTCGAGGCCGACGACCTGCCCTGGGACTACGAGCTTGAGGATTTCGTCAGGACGCTCCGGGAAGCCGGAATCACCGCGATTGTGGTGACCGACCAGAGCACCGGCCTGATGGACGGCATCTATGGACTGACGGCATTCGGCTGCCGGATGAACGGACTCAAGACCGTCACCAGAGTGGACAACCACCGCTTCGGCAGCAAGGAGCCGGAACGCAAGAACGGCATCGAATTCGAGCTGTAAACTATACAATTTTCTCCGCCGAAACTGCCCTGAAGATTGTCACATATATTCTCCGGAAACGACTTGCTATAAAGGCCGTTCAGAGTGATATATGTACACACCGAAAGGGAAAACAAAGCAAACGGAGGAAACCACCATGACAAACATTTACGACGAACTCAGAAGCCACTTCACACTTGGAGATTACAACACCAGCATCAGCCGGGAGGATTTCGAGGAAGCCTTCACAAAGACAAAGGAAAGCATCCGCTTCACCTTCAACGGCTGGGACGGCAAAAGCTACGACGGAGAAAGTCGCAGCGCAAAGGTCATCCGCTGCAACATTCCCGGATTCGAGAGCATCCGCTTCATCAAGGTCGGAAAGCACCTTTGCTTCATCGACGAAGACTGGATGGTAACGGAAAAGGAAACCGGCGAACAGCACCCGACTACCGGATGGCTGGTCGAAGTCAGAAAAGCCTGAAGGAGGACAAGACAATGTGGGAAAAAGGATCACTGCTCATCGAAGGAGCGGTTGTAAAGTACTGGGTAAAGCACTACCCGGAGCCTTCCGAGGATTACGGAATCGACGGCGGACGCATTTCCAAGATGGAACTGCGTGTCGGCGGCAAGGTCACACTCAACTACGACCGCGGATGGGACATCGAGCCCGAGGACGAAGCCAGTCAGCTTGCCTACGCGGTACTCATGAAGCAGTACAACTAAGCATCAACCTGAATTTGAATATTCCGAAAGCAGAGCCCAACCGGGCTCTCGCTCTCGTACTGATAGAAGCCGCAGCGATGCGGTTATTTTTATGCCATGAAGGGAGTGATTTTCCATTGGCAGTACGGAAACTGAAGAAATACAAGGTCACGCGGTTCATGGAGAAGACCTCCCATTACGACGAGAATCTTGCCGACTACGCCTGCCTGTTCATCGAGCAGCTCTGCCATACCAAGGGAACCTGGGCCGGAAAGCCCTTCGAGCTGATCGACTGGCAGGAGCAGATCGTCCGCGACCTGTTCGGCGTGATTAAGGAGAACGGCTACCGGCAGTTCAACACCGCCTACGTCGAGATTCCGAAGAAGCAAGGCAAGTCGGAGCTTGCCGCTGCGATCGCGCTGCTGCTCACCTGCGGAGACGGCGAGGAGCGTGCCGAGGTGTACGGCTGCGCGGCTGACAGGAATCAGGCCAAGATCGTCTTTGACGTGGCAGTCGATATGGTGCGCTTCTGCCCGGCACTCTCAAAGCGCGTGAAGATCCTCGAATCGCAGAAGCGGCTCGAATACCTGCCGACGCACAGCTTCTACCAGGTCTTGTCCGCTGACGTGGCGAACAAGCACGGCTTCAATACGCACGGGGTTATCTTCGATGAGCTGCACACGCAGCCGAACCGGAAGCTCTTTGACGTCATGACCAAGGGCTCCGGCGACGCGCGGATGCAGCCGCTGTTCTTCCTGATCACGACTGCCGGGAATGATACGCAGTCGATCTGCTATGAGCAGCACCAGAAAGCGCTCGACATCATGAACGGCAGAAAGCACGATCCGACCTTCTACCCGGTGATCTTCGGCGCGAATGAGTCTGAGGACTGGACCGATCCGAAGGTCTGGAAGAAAGCGAATCCGAGCCTCGGCATCACGGTCGACATCGACAAGGTCAAGGCCGCGTGCGAGTCGGCGAAGCAGAATCCCGGCGAGGAGAACGCTTTCCGGCAGCTCCGCCTGAACCAGTGGGTAAAGCAGTCCGTCAGATGGATGCCAATGGACAAGTGGGACGCCTGCGCCTTCCCTGTGAACGAGGACGACCTCGAAGGCCGCGTCTGCTACGGCGGGCTCGACCTCTCAAGCACAACCGACATCACTGCCTTCGTGCTTGTTTTCCCGCCGCTTGACGAGGACGACAAGTACGTGGTTCTCCCGTACTTCTGGGTGCCGGAGGACACGCTCGACCTCAGAGTCCGACGGGATCACGTCCCCTACGATCTCTGGCAGAAGCAGGGCGTGCTCGAGACGACCGAGGGCAACGTCATCCACTACGGATACATCGAGAAGCTCATCGAGAACCTCGGCGAGCGCTTCAATATCCGGGAGATTGCCTTCGACCGCTGGGGAGCCGTTCAGATGGTGCAGAACCTTGAGGGCATGGGCTTCACGGTCGTTCCCTTCGGGCAGGGCTTCAAAGACATGTCACCGCCGACCAAGGAGCTGATGAAGCTCGTGCTGGAGAAGAAAATCGCGCACGGCGGCCACCCGGTTCTCCGCTGGATGATGGACAACATCTTCATCCGCACCGATCCTGCCGGGAACATCAAGGCCGACAAGGAGAAATCGACCGAGAAGATCGACGGCGCGATAGCGACCATTATGGCGCTCGACAGGGCGATACGAATGGGCAATGACAATGCTGCCTCCGTTTACGATTCGAGAGGCATTCTTTTTATCTGAATGAGGACAAATGAATGATTCTGATTTCACTATTGGGCTTCCTGCTGCTGCGGGAGGCCCTTAATCAAATGGAGGTGTGGCAATGAGCATATTCAACAGATGGTTTCGAGGGCGCGACGCTCCCAAGGACAGCACAGCGGGCAGCTCGTACCGCTTCTTCTTCGGAGGAACGACAAGCGGCAAAGCCGTGACGGAGCGATCCGCCATGCAGATGACGGCGGTCTACTCTTGCGTCCGGATTCTGTCCGAGGCGATAGCCGGGCTTCCATTGCATTTGTACAGATACGCAGAGAACGGCTCGAAGGAAAAAGCCATCGACCATCCGCTCTATGAGCTTCTGCACGACGAGCCGAATCCTGAGATGACGTCGTTCGTGTTCCGGGAGACGCTTATGACGCACCTGCTCCTGTGGGGCAACGCCTACGCGCAGATCATCCGAAACGGCAAGGGCGACGTCGTGGCCCTCTATCCGCTGATGCCGAACCGCATGACGGTCGATCGCGACGAAAACGGGCAGCTCTACTACGAATACCAGACCTCGACAGACGAGGCGCACACCATGAAAGGCTCCGTCGTAAGGCTTTCACCACTCGACGTGCTGCACATTCCCGGACTGGGCTTCGACGGCTTAGTCGGTTACTCGCCGATTGCGATGGCCAAGAACAGCATCGGCATGGCGATTGCCTGCGAGGAGTACGGCGCGAAGTTCTTCGCAAATGGCGCTACGCCCGGCGGCATTTTAGAGCATCCCGGCGTGGTCAAAGATCCGGAGCGCGTCCGCGAATCGTGGAACTCAGCCTTCGGCGGCTCCGCCAACTCCAACAAGGTGGCGGTTCTCGAGGAAGGCATGAAATACACGCCGATCTCCATTTCACCGGAGCAGGCGCAGTTCCTCGAGACGCGCAAGTTCCAGATCGACGAGATCGCGAGGATATTCCGCATCCCGCCGCACATGATCGGCGACCTGGAGAAGTCGAGCTTCTCGAACATCGAACAGCAGTCGCTGGAATTCGTCAAATACACGCTCGACCCGTGGGTATCCCGCTGGGAGCAGTCGATGCGACGTGCTCTCCTCCGGCCCGAGGAAAAGAAGGAATACTTCTTCAAGTTCAATGTAGACGGCCTGCTTCGCGGCGACTACGAAAGCCGCATGAACGGCTACGCAACTGCAAGGCAGAACGGATGGATGTCGGCGAACGACATACGCGAGCTTGAAAACCTCGACCGCATCCCGGAGGACAAGGGCGGCGATCTGTACCTTATCAACGGCAACATGACCAAGCTCGAGGACGCAGGAATCTTCGCAGCCTCAGCTTCAACAGAAACGGAGGAACAACCCAATGAAGAACAAGAATCGACCGAGAAATCGGAAGAATCACAGGAACAGTCGGAGTCCGGTGACCGGCTCCGGGAAAGGAGGAAGCCCCTATGACAAGAAAATTCTGGCGATGGACCAGAAACGAAACGCCGGACAGCTTCGGCAGCGACCGCACGCTCTACCTCGACGGGGAAATATCCGATGAGACCTGGTACGGCGACGAAGTCACGCCGCAGGTCTTCAAGGACGAGCTGAACAGCGGAAAAGGCAACATCACGCTCTGGATCAATTCGCCCGGCGGCGACGTCTTCGCGGCGGCGCAGATCTACAACATGCTGATGGACTACCCGTATGAGGTGACCGTCAAGATCGACGCGCTCGCGGCTTCCGCGGCAAGCGTTATCGCGATGGCGTCCGGTCGCGATGCTGATGGTGCATAATCCCGCGACCATCGCAATCGGCGATTCCGAGGAGATGCAGAAAGCCATCGACATGCTGTCCGAGGTCAAGGAATCCATCATGAACGCCTACGAGATCAAGTCCGGTCTCTCCCGGAACAAGATCAGCAAGCTCATGGACGCTGAGACCTGGATGAACGCTAAGGAAGCCAAGAAGCTCGGATTCGCCGACGAGATCCTGTTCGCGGACGGAACCGAGCCCGACGAAAGCACCGAGGGCGACGAGCCTGATGACGGCGAAGTCGAGATGCTTTTCTCCCGGAAAGCCGTCACGGATTCCCTGCTCTCGAAGCTGATACCGAAACGCAAACCCGAAATAAAGACACAGACCGTGAAGGTCGCAGATCTTGAGAAGCGGCTCTCGCTTCTCAGCCACTAATGAATGGAGGATAACGATTATGACCAAGATTATGGAACTTATGGACCGCAGAGCAAAGGCGTGGGACGCCGCTAAGAACTTCCTCGACACCCACTCCGACAATGGCGGCAACGTTTCCGCAGAGGACGCGGCAACCTACGACAAGATGGAAAAGGAAGTCACCGACCTGACGCACGACATCGAGCGCCTGCAGCGGCAGGAGCAGATCGACAAGATGCTGTCTCAGCCGACCTCTTCTCCGCTCACCGGAAAGCCGGGCGCGAAGGACGAGCCGGACGACAAGCCGGGCATCGCGTCCAAGGCGTACAAGACCGCCTTCTGGGATTCAATCCGCAAGCGCAACTGGTACGACGTGCAGAACGTTCTGGAGGTCGGCACCGACGCGAACGGCGGATACCTCGTCCCGGATGAGTATGAAAAGACTCTCGTTCAGGCACTGACCGACGAGAACTTCTTCAGAAGCCTCGCACACGTCATCCAGACCGACAGCGGAACCCACACCATTCCGATTGTCGCGTCCCACGGCACCGCATCGTGGATGGAGGAGAACGGACTGTATCCGGAATCCGACGACACCTTCGACCAGATCACCCTCTCAGCATACAAGCTCGGAACCGCGATCAAGGTATCCGAGGAGCTGATGAACGACAGCGTATTCGATCTGGAGTCCTACATCTCCACCGAGTTTGCGAGACGCATTGGCGCTGCCGAGGAGGAGGCGTTCCTTGTCGGCGACGGCCAGAAGAAACCGGAGGGCGTGTTCACCAAGGTCAAGGCGACCGAGGGCGCGACCACGGAGATCGCCAATACGAACATCACCTTCGACGAGATCATGGACGTGTTCCACTCCCTGCGTTCTGTCTACCGCAACCGCGCGGTCTGGATTCTCAACGACTCCACCGTCAAGGCGCTGCGCAAGATCAAGGACGGAAACGGCAACTACATCTGGCAGCCGTCTGTGGTAGCAGGTCAGCCGGACACGATCCTCAACCGTCCGTACCGCACTTCGATTTACGCGCCGGAGCTGGCCGCGGGCAACGTGCCGATTCTGTTTGGAGACTTCAGCTACTACTGGATTGCCGACCGTCAGGGACGCAGCTTCAAGCGCCTGTCCGAACTCTATGCTGCGAACGGCCAGATCGGGTTCCTCGCGTCGGAGCGCGTGGACGGCAAGCTGATCCTGCCGGAGGCCGTGCGCGGTCTTTCCGTCAAGGCGGCAGGCTGATTGATTCTGCTTTGTTGCGGGCGGGCATCCTTCGCGGGTGTCCGCTTCACTTTTTATGGAGGTGTCTCATGGAAGTAACGCTTGAGGAAGCAAAAACCTATCTGCGAGTCAGTTCTTCCGATGAGGACGAGCTGATTTCCAACCTGATAACCACAGCAACAGCAACCGTACAGGACATCGCACGCTTCTCCGATGAGGAATGGGAATCGGACGAGGAGAAAATCCTCATCCGCATGCGCATCGCCATCCTCTACACCGTGGCTTATCTCTACGAGCACCGCGAAGACGCTGACCACAATCAGCTGAACCTGACGCTCCGTGCGCTGCTGTTCGGAGTGCGCAAGGAGGGATTCTGATGAAGATAGCCAACATGCGCGTGCCGGTCACGTTCCAGAAAAACGAAGTGACCTCGGACAAGTACGGCAATCACACCGCTTCATGGACGGACTACTTCAAATGCTGGGCGACCGTCGGAACGGATTCCTACGGCTCGGAGACTTCCGGCGAGGTGATCAACCCGGAGGAATCGCTGAACTTTACCTGCCGATATTGTTCGGAGCTTGCCGCTGTGGAATCCACGGAGTACCGGATTCTCGCCGAGGGCAAGGTCTACAACATCACCTACGTGAACCCGATGGGCTATAAGAAGAACACGCTGAAATTCAACTGCGCATTGGAGAAATCGAAATGAACGAGAAGGTATCAATCGACGGGCTGCGCGACGCGGTCATGAAGGGCCTGAAGGAGTACGCCGACCTCGCCGCGGACGACATGAAGGACGCGGTCAAGGACACGGCGAAATCCGTCAAAAAGGACATCCAGTCCGGCGCTCCCGTTCGCACCGGCAAGTACAAGAAATCTTGGTCGGTCAAGACGGTCAGCGAGGACGCGGAGTCCATCGACCTCGTCGTGCATTCGCGGAACCGCTACCAGATTGCGCACCTGCTCGAGCACGGCCATGCCAAGCGCGGCGGAGGCAGAGTTGCTGCACGTCCGCACATCGCGCCAGCTGAACAGGCTGGCAACGAAAAGCTGGTGCGCGAGATCGAATCCAATCTGAAAGGATGACGCCTATGAGCTACGACGACATAGTAACCATGCTCGAGGAAGCCGGTCTCCCTATCGCCTACGACCACTTCGCGGAGGGCGAGTCTCCGGACCCGCCGTTCATCTGCTTTCTGTTTCCGGGAACGGACAACATGTTCGCAGACAACGTGGTCTGGCAGAAAGTCGACGAGTTTAACATCGAGCTTTACACAGACAAGAAGAACCCGGACATTGAATCGAAAATCGAGGACATCCTCATTTCTCATGAATTGCCCTACGAGAAGTCGGAGGTCTGGATCGAGAACGAAAAGATGTACGAGGTGCTTTACCAAACTCAAATAATAGGAGGTTAACGATTATGGCAAACAAGAAGAACAAGGTCAAATTCGGCCTGAAGAACTGCCACTACGCCATCGCAACGCTCGCCGAGGACGGCACCGTCACATTCGGCACGCCTGTCGCGATGCCCGGCGCGGTCAGCCTTTCGCTTGACGCGGAGGGCGACAACGAGCCGTTCTACGCAGACGACACCGTTTATTACATGGTCTCGAACAACAACGGCTATTCCGGCGACTTCGAGCTGGCGCTCATCCCGGAGAGCTTCCTCACGGACGTGATGCATGAAACCGAGGACGCGAACGGCGTAATTGCCGAGAACAAGGATGTCGAGCCGGAGCATTTCGCGCTGCTGTTCGAGTTTTCCGGCGACCAAAGGAAGATCCGCCACTGCATGTACTACTGCTCGGCTACCCGTCCTTCCGTTTCCGGCCAGACCAAGGAAGACTCGACCGAGGTGCAGACAGACACGCTGTCCATCACTGTTTCTCCGCTGCCGAGCGGTCTCGTGAAGGTCAAGACCGGCACGAACACGACGGACGCGGTTTACAACGCCTGGTACGACAAGGTCTACGAACCGAGCGACACCGCGACGACCTCGTCCGGCGCAAAGGCAAGCACGGGCTACAGCACGGAGGAGGAGTAAACGATGGCGGTTACAAAGACAATAGAAATTGACGGTCAGGAGGTCACGTTCCGTGCCTCCGCCGCCATTCCAAGACTCTACCGGAACAAGTTCCACCGGGACATCTACCGGGACCTGAACGAGCTGCAGAAAGGCATCAGCGAAAACGACGAAGAGAACTCCAGTCTGGATACGTTCAGTCTGGAGCTGTTTGAGAACATCGCGTGGCTGATGGCAAAGCACGCGGATGCCACTGTTCCGGATACGCCGGAGGACTGGCTCGACGGCTTCAACACATTCTCGATCTACGAGGTGCTTCCGCAGATCATCGAGCTCTGGGGAATCAACACGGAACAGCAGGTTCAGTCTAAAAAAAACATCGCGCGACAGAGCGGGAAATGACAACCCCGCTCTTTCTTTTGCGCTGCGTGCAGATCGGGCTTCACATTTCGGAGCTTGATCTGCTGACCATCGGCACGGTCAACGACATGTACGCAGAAATGAGCAACGACGACTGGGATTACCCGGAAATCGCGACGCAGGAAATGATGGACAGATTCTGATTTTAATCATCCTTGGGCTTTCCATTATCCGCAAGAATGATGGCTTTCCCACTGTTCGTGATGGAGAACGAGAGAACCTTGTAGCCGTCCTGAGCGAGCTCATTTGCCTTTTTCTCGATTTCTTCGGCCATTTTATGTGCTTTCGGATTGTATCCGATAACAAATGTCTTATACATATGCACTACCTCCTGTCTGGAGGATAACAATTCACGCTTTTCTCTGCTACCAGCAGAGGGTATAAGTTCAGCTAATTCTATGTAAAGCCTTGAAGGGAGGTGTATCCGCATGGCGAACAGAATCAAGGGCATCACCGTCGAGATCGGCGGCGACACCACCAAACTGACCGAATCGCTGAAATCGGTCGACAAACAGATATCGAATACGCAAAAAAGCCTGCGGGACGTGAACAAGCTCCTGAAGCTCGATCCCGGCAACACGGAACTCCTCTCCCAGAAGCAGAAAGGACTCCAGACGGAAATCGCCGCCACCAAGGAGCGTCTCGAAGCACTCAAGGAAGCGGCAAAGCAGGCAGATCAGGCACTCGCGAACGGCGACATGTCGCAAAGCCAGTATGACGCGCTTCAGCGAGAAATCGTCGAAACCGAGCAGGATCTCAAAAGCCTGACCAAGGAATATGAGAACTTCGGCTCCGTCTCCGCGCAGAAAATCGCGGCAGCCGGTGAGAAGGTCAAGTCCGTCGGCGAGAGCCTTTCGAGCGCCGGAACGAAAATGACGATGGGCTTCACTGCGCCCGTCGTAGCAGGAGCAACCGCCGCCGTAACAGCCTATGGCGATGTGGACAAGCAGTTCAACCTCGTCAAGCAGACGATGGGCGACACGGCGAACTCCGCCGAGGACTTCGAGGGCTTGTGGGACCAGATCGGAACGTCCGCGAAGAACTCTGTCTACGGCATGCAGGACGCAGCCGACGCAACGCTGAACTTCGCGCGTCAGGGCTTCACCGCCAAGGAAGCCACGGACATGCTGACTCCGGCGATGAACCTCGCCGCCGGTACCGGCACAGATCTTTCCGAGACCACCTCTGGACTTGGCAACGCCATGAAGATGTTCGGCGCGGACTCCTCTGAAGCGGCAAACTACGCCGACGTTCTCGCCAAGGCACAGGCGCAGGCGAACACAACGACCTCGGAGCTGTTCGAGGCGATGTCCGTCGCAGGCCCTATCTGCAAAACCGTTGGATGGGACGTCAAAGATCTCGCGACGATTACGGACGTGTTCGGCAACGCAGGCATTTCCGGAAGTGAAGGCGCGAACGCTCTGAAAACCGGACTCGCTCGTCTCGCTTCTCCGGCCAAGGAAGGCGCGACGGCGATGGATCAGCTCGGACTTTCCACCGGGCAGACCTACGCCATTTTCAACGAGAACGGCACCTTGAAGGATATGCCGACCGTGCTGGCGAACCTCAACTCCGCGTTCTCCGGGCTGACCGATCAGGAGAAGCTCGAGGCCGCGGCCAACATCTTCGGCAAGAACCAGATGTCCAAGTGGCTGACGCTGATCCAGACCTCGCCGTCGGAAGTTTCTTCTCTCCGTGACGCGCTCGACGACTGCGGCGGCTCGGCAGAGAACATGTCGAACGCCCTGATGTCGGGGACCGGCGGCACGATCGAGCAGCTTAAATCCACCTTTGACGTGCTGACCGTCACCATCGGACAGGCGGTCGCTCCCGCCTTCCAGAGTCTGATGGAGAAGATCATCGACGTGATGAACGCCATCATGGACATGGACCCGGCGACGCAGAAAATGATCCTGACCATCACGGCAATCGTCGCTGCCATCGGTCCCGTGCTGATTGTCGTCGGCAAGATGGCGACCGGTGTCGGAGCCCTGATGACACTTGCTCCGAAAATAGTCTCGGCGATAAATGTCGTGAAAACCGGCATGACTGCGCTCAACGCCACAATGGCGGCGAACCCGATAGGACTGATTATCACGGCAATCGGACTGCTTGTCGCGGCGTTCATCTATCTGTGGAACAACTGCGAGAGCTTCCGCAATTTCTGGATCAACCTGTGGGACAACATCAAGGAAGTCGCGGTAACCGTCTGGACGGCGATCAAGGACTTCTTCGTGACCATCTGGAGCGCGATTTCCGGCGTATTCACTTCTGCGGTGAACGGCATCAGAAGCTTCCTGTCCGGCGCGTGGAACGGAATCCAATCTGTCGTCACAACTGTGATGAATGCGATAAGCACGGTGATTCAGACTGTGTGGAATGGCATCAAGACATTCTTCACCACGATTTTTACAGCGATACAGACGGTCGTTACGACCTACTTCAATATCTACAAGACGGTCATCACGACGGTTCTCACAGCAATTCAGACCGTGGTGGCCACGATATGGAACGCGATAAAGACTGTGATTTCGACGGTCTGCACCGCCATTCAGACTGTCGTCACCACCGTATGGAACGCCATTAAAACCGCGATTACGACTGTGGTGAATGGCATCAAGACCGCCGTCACAACCGCGTGGAACGGAATAAAGACCGTCACCTCGACCGTGTTCAACGGGATAAAATCCGTCGCGACCTCGGTCTGGAACGGCATCAAGTCTGCCGTGATGAGCGTCGTGAACACGATGAAGTCCGGGATCACCTCTGCTTTCAACACGATCAAGAGCACGATCAGCGGCATCCTGAACGGCATCAAGAGCACCTTCACATCGGTGTTCAACAACATCTGGAGCTTCGTCTCCGGCATTGTGAACAAGCTGAAAGGCGTGTTCAACTTCAAGTGGAGCCTGCCGAAAATCAAACTCCCGCATTTCTCGGTTTCCGGCTCTTTCAGCCTGAACCCGCCGAGCATTCCGCATTTCAGCGTCTCCTGGTACAAGAAGGCGATGGACGGCGGCATGATCCTGAAGGACGCGACCATCTTCGGACAGTCCGGCAATACGCTCCTCGGTGGCGGAGAAGCGGGCGATGAAGCAGTGGTCGGCGTGAACAGTCTCAAAAACATGATCCGGGACGCCGTCAGCGAGACCGCCGGGAACTCCGGCCCGCTCATCAACATCGAAAACATGAGCGTCCGAAGCGACGACGACATCCGGAAGATTTCCCAGCAGCTCAACACTCTGCTTGTCGGAAGCAGACGCGCGAAAGGATCGGTGATCTAATGGGATTCAAATTCAATGGCAGAACAAGTCAGAGTTTTGGCCTGGCTACCCGAATGACAAAAGAAAACCGCATGCCGGACTTCACCAACAACACGATCACCGTTCCCGGACGCGAGGGCGTGTTTGACTTCGGGGAAACTATCGGCGAGCGCAAGATCGAGATATCCTGCTTCATCCCTCCCGGCAAAAGCGACGCCGACTTTCTCACGCGCAAGGACGAGATCATCGCGTGGCTGAACCCGGACATCGGGCTGTGCGATCTGGTTCTCGACAAGGAGCCGAACCGCGTCTACCGGGCAAGGCTCGAGAGCGGGTTCTCCTTCGACAAGGTCGTGCGGAACTCCTGCACCTTTGACCTGACGTTCCTCTGCCCAGATCCCTACGCCTACGCGGAGAAGGACGAGACGTTCGAGATAACCGAGGCAGGAACATTCTCACTGAACCGGACGCTCGGCAACGCAGACTCCCTGCCGGTCTATTCGCTTGTGGCGGATCTCGCCAAGGGCAAGAACGCGGTCATCACCACCAACGGGAGCAGCCTGAAAATCGACGGCGTTCTTACCGAGGATGAAGTGCTCGTCATCGACTCCTCGCTCATGACGGCTAAGGTCACGGACGCGGACGGCAACACGCTGCGCAACGGCCTGCCGCTGCTGGAAAGCCTCGACTTCCCGTCGCTCAAGGTCGGCGCAAACACCATCACGATAGAAGCCGACAGCACAACGGAAACGACGGTTCAGACGCTCAACACACAGGACGAGTTCACCGGGCAGGTTCCCGCATCATGGGGAACGGACGGTCTGTGGCGGTTCAACGAATCCGCGCCGGACGCTGACACAAATCTCGCGGACAGTTCTGGCAAAGGCAGAAACGCATATATCAATAAATGGAGCGGCACCACCGCGTCCCTGCAGGCAGGACACCTCGGACGTTCCTTCCGTATGAACATCAACAACCCGTCGACCGAGCAGACGTACCTCAAAGTCAGCAACGACGGCACGATGTTCTCGAATATCGGAAAGACAATCGCGGTCGGCGGATGGTTCATGCCGACAACCTACTCGGTCGGGAACACCTTCTGCCCGCTGCTCAACACCCGGCAGGGAACCGGCAACCCGATATTCTACCTGTCGCTCCATTCCGGGAAGCCGCGCCTGATGCTGTACAACTCGTCCGGCACGCTGATCCTCGACCAGGATTTCACGCCGAGCTTCACGCTGACAAACGGGCTGTGGTACTTCATTGCGGCTGTTATCAAGCCGGACGACCATACGGCGCAGTATGTGCTTGGTGCGAGATCCTCCGGCGAAGTCTGGATATCGGATTCCGTCAGCTTCACTGGCGAGCTCAACCGCTCCTGCACAGCCGACCTCATCTGGGGCATGCACGCGGAATCCTACTGGTACGCGGGCAACTTCGACGACTGGTTCCTGAACTGCAATTCCAGTCTGACTGCGGACGATATCGCACTCTGGTTCCAGGAATCTCTCACCTGCAACGCGGCGGATTCAACCGCGGATGTGGACGGGCTGACGACTGAGAACGCCGTCACGCTCAAGGCGACAAGCGGGACCTATGCTTCGAGCAGCTACCTCACAACCGCCGCTGTGGAATACGGGATAACCGGAAAGTGCTATGTCTCCCTGACTGCTGATACGCCGACCGGAACGGCTGTGGCAATAGAGACTTCTACCTCAGACGATCTCTCGACGTGGAGCGACTGGGCGACTCCCGGCGCGGACAACACCGTGCAGTCGGATTCCGCAAAGTACATCAAATTCAGACTAACGCTTGCTACAACGGATTCATCGGTAACGCCGACGGTAAGAAGAATTGCGCTTTCGACGCCCGGCGAGTCGGCGTTCAAGAAACTGACCATTCAGGCTCGCAGCAGATGGAGGTGATCGCGTGGCTGCTGAAAAGAAATTACTGGCCGTTCTCGATCTGAATGGCGAACAGGAAGCTGTGCTCGAAAACGCCTACGACGTCATTATCACCGGCGAGATCAACGGCATCGACACCTTGGAATTCAACCTGCCCTTCCGGGACGAGAAACGCAAATATCTGGAGAACGAGAAGCAGGTCAAGGTCGGGGATGATTCCTATAGGATTAGGACAATCACCGACGAGAAGAACGAGCAAGGAACCGCTATCACCTCAGTTTACGCCGAGGCCGCTTTCTACGACCTTGGATTCTCGACGAAGAAAGCAGAGATCACCTTCAATGCCGACACCGCGGACGTGCCGATGGCGTACGCGCTGCAGGACACCGGATGGACAGTCGGAACCGTCAACAAGCGCACGAAACGCACCTGGACCTGTCAGGAGAAAAACGCGCTCGCGATTCTGCGCAAGGTGCAGGATCTGCACGGCGGAGACCTGATCTTCGACAACGCGAACAAGACCGTGAGCCTGCTGACCTTCAGCGGCACGGATTCCGGCGCGCTGTTCTGCTACAAGAAGAACATGAAGTCCATCAAGCGCGTCATCGATACGCAGAGCCTCATCACCCGGCTCTATGCCTACGGCAAGGACGGCATGACGTTCGCGTCCATCAACGACGGCAAGGAATATGTGGAGGACACGACCCACACCAATGAAATCCGTGTATCGACGCTCGACTGCTCCAACTTCACGAATCCGTATCAGATGCTCGAATACGCGGAGATGCGGCTTGCGGATTACGCCGCGCCGAGGATCTCGTATGTTCTCAACGCGATGGATCTGTCGGTTCTCACTGGCTATGAGCATGAGTCGTGGAAGCTCGGCGACATCGTGACGGTCAGGGACGACGAGCTGAATATCAGCGTCAAAACCAGAATCGTGCGCCGCGAATACAACCTGATGGAGCCATGGAACACGGTTCTCGAACTGTCTACAACGCTCCGTGAACTCGGCGATTCCTCCTCGCAGTGGGACGCCGCCGCAGACATGCTTTCCGGTGCGGATCTGGTGGACAGTCAGGAAATGAAGGACCTTGTGCCGTTCAACCATCTCAGGAATTCGAGAGCAGATTCCGGTCTCAACTACTGGGAGAACTCCGGCTTCGAGGTGGATGCCGAGAACGGCGTGTCCGGCACAGCCTCCTTCAAATGCGAAGGAGCACTGAACACGACAAAGAGCCTGACGCAGACCGTCACTCCAGCAAATCGCGACAGCTACACCTTCTCCTGCCAGATAGCTTCGGAAGACTTGAAGATGGGAGACAATGGGCAGGTCGGCGTCGAGGTCACGTTCGAGTACGAAGACGGGACCACGGAGACACGTTTTATCGACCTGATTTAAGGAGGTGCGCAGGTGGCATCATTTACTCATGTCGGACAGGCGGTCAGCCCTCAGAACGGGCGCGTGAAGAAAATCCGCATCCGCGTCTGCGTGACCGACTGCACCGGCACAATCTACATCACGGACATGTTCCTGCAAGGCGGCTCCATCGCGACCGGCTGGGTGGGACACGTTTCCGAGATTCAATGGACGCAGGACGGTGACTGATTATGCCGATATTCACACGATTTACAGAGACAATCGACAAAAAGGAAAAGAAACGCATCGTGAGCGTATCCGTAAAGCCAATCGTCACGGACTGCACCGGCACCATCTGGTTCACCGATCTCATGCTGCAGGAAGGCGCGATGCTCTCCGGGTATGTCATCAACACAGAGACTGTGCAGAAGAAATACGCGACCGGCGACGAGTACGCCGTATCTGGAAAACGGTTCTTCAACGGCGTCGTCCGCGGCAGTGCGACCTGCATTATCTTCAATCTCGGAAAAACATCGACCGGTCTCGACTGGAAGATCTATCCGAACCAGAACATGAAAGCAGGCAGCGTTTCTCTCGCCCTCGGCGCCGGAGCGCACAAGGCAACGTTCACGGAATCAACGAACGCCGGTGATGAACTGGATCTTCTCGCCTCAACCCGGCAGTGCCTGAAAAACGGCTCGACCACCTCGAAGGACGGATTCTTCCAGTACTCCGCTGCCGGAGACAGCAAGCACCCGGTTACGGTCGAGGAGAAGAAATCAGCAAGACTCTATGTGGAGTTTCAGGAGATGGAGGATGGAGAAATAACATAATTTCCTTCTTCACTTTTTTACAAAAGCCATTGACTGCGACGTCGTCGCAGTGTTTTACTTGCCTCATCAAGCAACGAAAGGAGGTGAGCAAATGGCTGATTACAGAGAAACCGAAGTCGCCAAGCAGCTTCATATAGAGAGAAAAGTTCTTTTTAAGATTAAACAAGCTGGACTGATTTCCCCTTCTCGCACGGAGCAGCATGGAACCATGGAATATTGCTTCTATGACGATGAAGCAATTACCACTCTATGGTTAATTGTAAGGTACAGAGAATTTGGTTACTCATACGATGACATTAGCAAGCTGCTGAATGGTCCTGCAGGAAGTCGCAATCAAATGCTCCATGATCTTCTCATTCGTTTAGATCACTTGACCAAGCTGGCGAGAATCATTTATGAAACCGGATTGCTCCCACCAGATTTCATGAAAATGAAGGACATCATGGACGCAGCATATTTTAAGCAGTTTGATGATCCGAAAACTATTAAACGCGGCGAGCAGATGATCAATAAGATCCTGAATGATCCCGACTATAACAATTCTTGTTCTGACATCAAAAAGTTATATGCCGAAGGATATTCTAAGAGCTCGCCAGAGATTCAACAGGCAGTTGCAGAAGCCGAGCAGGTTATTGAAAAATACGCCTCGAAAGAATCTGCTCGAAATGTGCTTCGATTACTTGGCGACCTATTTAATGGAGATGGGAATATTCAGGAAACTACGGAACTTGGATCTGACTGGATCAAAGAGATAGGCGCTGCGTATCAATATTATTGCAAAGAGAAGGAGAACTTATGACAAACACAGAATTAACAAAAACCCAGAAAAACGGAATTGACTATAATGCTGAAATGAAGAGAATCGGCTCTACTTTTATTAAGGATTGTGCGGAAGATGCAAAACCCAAGGTCGAAAAGCTTGGAGCAGATCTCTTCTCGTTAGCTTATAAGCGGTTTGTAGATTGGCTGAATTACGTTTTGGCTGCTTGACAAAAGAAGCGTCTCTTCGGAGGCGCTTTTTTCATGCCCTCACGGAGGTGACTGCCTATGGCATTGGATATACTGAAGGGCCGCAAGTGCATGGTCTGGACGTTCATGGGAAACGCCCGCATGTACACCGCGCTGAAGAATTACGGAGACCGCCTGTCACAGGTAGGTCTCTTTTCTTTTAAGGTGGACGCGACCGGAACGATTACCGAAACCGGCGTGGCCATCAGCGACATGCTGACCTACATCAATAAATACCTGCATATTACTTGGCTTCTGACCGTCCGCAACGACGGCGTGTCGAGCGTGTTCACAGCTCTTCGGGAGAATACGGACGGCGCACAGGACAAGTTTCTCACCGAGCTCGTGCGGATCATGGAGAAGTATCCGTGGTGCGCGGGCGTCGACATCGACCTCGAGCGCGGCGGCGATTATTCCACGCACGCCAAGTCGACGGCGATGTTCCGCAATATCTGGAACGCGGTCAAGAATTACGACAATACGAAGAAGATCAACATCTGCCTGCCCGGCATGAACGCTGTCAACGGCTCGGTCGGCGGCGAGAACTGGTGCGTGTACGCGGACCTGAATCAGTACTGCGACACGGCGGCCATCATGAGCTATGGGATGGCGTGGGCTGGAAGTGCTCCGGGGCCGGTTTCCCCAAAGGACTGGCTCGACGGGATCTACGACTACGCCGTCAAGGCGATGACGCCGGAAAAGGTGTTCATGGGACTTCCCGCGTACGGCTGGAACTGGCAGATCTACGATACGCCGGAGAACCTCGGCAAAACCTATCGCGGAACATCGAACACCTACTACGCGGCAAAGAACTGGATGACGGGCAAGTACAACTTCACGGACGACAAGCCGCCGCAGCCATTCATCCCGATTCTGGCCTACTGGGACGATTACAACAAGGTTCCATATGCCTTTCCGCAGGTCTACGACTTCGCCGAAGGTCAGGACGCATCGAGCTACGAATACCCGCTGATGACCGGAACCTACAATCGCAGGCGTTATCTTACCGCGTACAGCAAGACGCAAAAGACCTCGTTCGGAACCATCTACGTGGATCATGACGGCATGCCGGACAGCTACACGGGCATCGTCTCCTCGGAGAACGGTATCGCAGTCATGGGCGACGCAGGAGAAGCGACATATTCCTTTACGGTAAGTTCTGCCGGAACCTACGATATTGCCGTCCGGCTCTGCTATCCCTTCTGGGACAAGAACGGGATCTACGTCAGCATTGACGGCAGTCAGAAGCATTTCAACGAGTCGCGGCTCTGGTGGCCGTACTGGCGCAGCACCTTCTGGACGTGCCTCGCGGACGGCATCAGCCTGTCAGCCGGAACGCACACCATCACGGTTTCGGTCGATGTAAAGGGCGTGCAGTTCTACGGATTCCGCGTCTGCTCGGCGTTCAGCGAGGAGCCGTCAGCCGGTTCAGCTTCGTTTACCCTGTCTCCGCGCCACCTCATCGATGTAGACGGGAACGAGTGCCAGCCGGACAAGGGCTTCAAACTCACCTGCGAAATGCTCCGCCGCAAGCCGGACTCCGCGCTCATCTGGTACGAGGATTTCGAGGACTACGGCATGCTCGAAACGAACTACTGGCAGACGCTGTCCGGCTCATGGAAAATCTGGCGGTCGGACGAATACTCCGAGTCCAGAGTTTATTCGCAGCTCGACGGCAGCGGCAAGTTCGCGTGGAACTATGACGGATTCAAGGACGTCCACCTTCGGGCGCGTCTTGCTTTTCCCGCGGGAAGCACCGGCAAGGCGGGCATCTTCTGCGGCAGTTTGTTCTGCTGTCTCAACTACAGCAGTCAGACCGTGGAGCTGTGGAACGGCAGCACCAAGCTCGGAAGCTATTCGCAGTTGATTCAGCAGACGGCGACCGCAAGTCTCCGCACTGATCCGACCACCTACACCATCGAGATGCGGATTCGCGGCAGCACCGTCAGAGTTTACTCCGGCGCGTCCAACACGCTCCGGTTCACGGCGACGGTCAGCGGATTCTCCGGAGGAACCGCCGGTTACCAGTCTGACCAGAGGACAATCTGCGAGCTGCTCCGTATGGGCGACGCATGGACATACGAGCCATACGAACGGTTCGACGTCACCTTCCCGGACGGCACCATTACGCAGTACGGAAGAATCAGCCGCTCGAACTGCACCTGGGACGACGAATTCCAGGTGTTCACGCTGACCTCGGATGTCGAGGAATCCGCGACAAGAAGCGAATCCATATCGATGGACTACGAGTTCTACCACTCGCAACAGCTCGACCTCGAATGCGGCAAGGACTACACGATGACGATCACGCCGAAGGACATCGACATCTGGATATCGCGCCTGTTCCTTGGAGACGCGGACGGTTTCTCCATCCTCTACTATCAGGATGTGGACTCGCTCGTTTACTGGGCAAATCAGGCCGCCTACCACTGGGGACTCCGCGGCATCGCGATCTGGTCGCTCGGACAGGAAGATCTCCGACTATGGGAGGCATTACCAAAGCAAACGGACACCTCATAACTTCATAAATCACGCAGTTTTTCAAGGCTGTCAGCACACCGCTGGCGGCCTTTACTTTTGCTCAAAATCAAAGGAGGGAAACATTGATGAAGGAATTCTGGAACACCATACAGCTCATCTTCGCGGCAATCGGAGGATGGCTCGGATACTTTCTCGGAGGATGCGACGGACTGCTCATTGCGCTGATCATCTTCGTGGTCTGCGACTACATCACGGGCGTGCTCTGCGCCATCGCGGACAAGAAGCTCTCGTCGGCAGTCGGATTCAAGGGAATCTGCCGCAAAGTTTTGATCTTCATTCTGGTCGGCATCGCCAACATCCTCGACATCCACGTGCTCGGTCACGAGGGCGTGCTGAGAACCGCGATCATATTCTTCTACATCAGTAATGAAGGTTTATCGCTCACTGAGAACGCCGCGCACCTCGGGCTTCCGATTCCCGGAAAACTCAAAGATGTGCTCGAACAGCTTCACGACAGAAACGACAAGGAGGAACAGTAATGGCATTCAAAGGCATCGACGTATCGGTCTGGCAGGGAAACATCGACTTCAATAAGGTCAAGTCAGCCGGTATTGATTTTGTAATCATCCGCGCAGGATACGGCAACGGGAACAAAGACAAGTGGTTCGAGGAGAACTACCGGAAGGCAAAAGCCGCGGAGCTTCACATTGGAGCGTACTGGTATTCATATGCCACATCCTCCGTGGGAGCGACTCAGGAAGCGCAGTCCTGCGCCAAGGTTCTGTCCGGCAAGCCGCTGGATTATCCGGTCTACTTCGACATCGAGGAGAAGTCTCAGCTCTCGGGCGGGAAGGATTTCTGCTCATCGCTCATCAACGCATTCTGCACGGAGCTGGAGAAGCTCGGCTACTACGCCGGATTCTACACCTCGCTTTCAAGCCTGAACTCCGTGGTGTCGGACGCCGTCAAGAAGCGCTTCACCGTCTGGGTGGCGCAGTGGTCGAGCAAGTGCAGCTATTCCGGCTCCTACGGAATCTGGCAGTACTCGTCCAAAGGCAAGGTCAGCGGCATCAGCGGAAACGTCGATATGGACTACTCGTACATTGACTTCCCGTCAGCGATCAGGAACGGCGGATTCAACGGGTACGGCAAGAGCGCCGCAGCCAGCACAGCGACCGCAAAGAAGTCTGTGGACGAGATTGCGGCAGAGGTCATCGCCGGTAAATGGGGCAATGGCTCCGACCGCAAGTCCCGCCTGACCGCAGCCGGATATGACTACGCCGTCGTGCAGGCCAAGGTCAACGAGAAGCTCGGAACCTCCAAGAAATCAACCGCAACATATTACACGGTTCAGCGCGGCGACACGCTCTCCGGCATCGCGAAGAAGTACGGCACGACCGTCTCCGCGATCCAGAAGCTGAACAGCTCGCTTATCAAGAACGTGAACCTCATCCAGGTCGGATGGCGGATTCGCGTGAAATAAACACATCACCTTCTCAGGCCCACTGGCTTTCCTTTATTTGGATCGCCGGTGGGCCTTTTTTCGTTTCCGCTTCGTCAAAACGGTCCGCTCGCCTCCAGTGGAAAGTGACTGGAGGTTTTCTCATGAATACAGAGCAAAAAGAACAGATCAGAAAACTGCGCAGCTCCGGCCACGGGTACGCTGCGATTGCTAATGCACTGGGACTTACGAAGAATCAGGTATCCGCCTTCTGCCGCAGGAACAACCTTACCGGACAGATCGCCGACTCAGGTGACGAGAATACGCCGGACGGCTCCTACTGCCGTTTCTGCGGGAAACCGATCCGGCAAAAGCCCGGACGGAAGGAAGCCAGGTTCTGCTGTGACGCCTGCCGCCTCAGCTGGTGGAACGCACATCCCGAGCAGGTCAACCGGAAGGCCGTCTACTTCTTCACCTGCGCCGGATGCGGCAGAAGGTTCACGGCCTACGGGAACCGGCACCGGAAATACTGCTCGCACGCCTGCTATATCGCAGACAGGTTCAAAAGCGGTGACGGCCATGAGTGACGAGCAGTTCGAACGCGAAAAGCTCTATCAGGCCAGCATGGAGATGTTCAAAAAGATGCTGGATCAGGGCCTCATCACCGAGGACGAATACGCGGTCATAGACACCAAAATGAAGGAGAAATACACGCCGATAATCGGCACATTATTATCCCCGTAACGCTTGCTATGTGTCTGAAACAGAGTGATAGATAGACAAGACGAAAGGAGTGATACAATGCCGAAAATCACGAAAATCGAGCCGAAAATCAAGGCTCTGCCACAGCGGAAGAAGGTGGCGGCATACGCGAGAGTCTCGATGGAGACCGAGCGCTTGCACCACTCCCTTTCCGCGCAGGTCAGCTACTATTCGGAGCTGATCCAGAAGAATCCGGAATGGCAGTACGCTGGCGTCTACGCCGACGAAGGCATCACCGGAACAAGCACCATGAAGCGACCAGAGTTCCAGCGCATGCTCGCCGACTGCGAGGCCGGGAAGATCGACATCATCCTCACCAAGAGCATCAGCCGATTCGCCCGAAACACGGTCGACCTGCTGGAAACCGTCCGGCAATTGAAGGAGCTGGGCATCGAGGTGCGGTTCGAGAAGGAGCACATCAATTCGCTGTCCGGCGACGGCGAGGTCATGCTCACTCTGCTTGCCTCGTTCGCGCAGTCCGAAACCGAGAGCATCTCCAACAATGTGAAATGGGGAATCCGGAAGCGCATGCAGGCGGGCATCCCCTACGCGAACGGACACATGAACGTCTACGGTTACCGCTGGGAAGGCGATGAGATGGTCATCGTCCCGGAGGAGGCCGCCATCGTGCGACGCATCTACCAGAACTTCCTCGACGGGAAATCCCGTCAGGAGACCGAGAAGGAATTCGCCGCCGAGGGAATCAAGACACGGGCCGGAGCTCCGTGGGTGGATTCCAACCTGAAGGTGATCCTCACGAACGTCACCTACACGGGCAACATGCTCTACCAGAAGGAATACGTCACCGACCCGATTACGAAGAAGGTCAGGAAGAACCACGGCGAGCTGCCGCAATACTACGTGGAGAACACGCATCCGGCCATCATCAGCAAGGAGACGTTCGACTACGTGCAGGCCGAGATGGCGCGGCGCAGGGAACTCGGCTGCTTCGGCAACAAGGCGCTCAACCTGAACTGCTTCTCCACGAAAATCAAATGCGGACTCTGCGGACGCAGCTTCGTCCGCTCCACCCGAAGGAACCGCGCGAAGATGAGCAGACTCGGCGAGAAATATACCTTCTGGACCTGCACCTCACACAAGAAGACAAACTGCTCCTCCTGCTCAAGCGGAATCATCCGCGAGGATGTGCTGAAAGAGGAATGCGCCAAGGTGCTCAGCATCCCGGAATTCGACGAGGACATCTTCTCCGAAAGAGTCAAGCAGATCACCGTTCCAGAAACCGGAACCATGATCTTCGAATTTACCGACGGAACCACGCTGGAGCACCACTGGTACAGGAACGCCAAGAAGGAAGCATGGACCGAGGAGAACCGGCAACGCGCATCACAGTACCGCAGACGGCATCCGGCCACACGGGACGACATCACCTGCTTCACCACGAAGATCCGCTGCGAGGAATGCGGCTGCAACTACCGGAAGCAGACATGCGTCATGGCCGACGGGCACAGGAACGCCTACTGGAAATGCGCCGATAAGAAGAACCATCCGGGAAAGAGCCTGCGCGAGGACCATTTGAAGGAAATCATCACCGAGGTCCTCGGCATCGACGAATTCGACGAGAACATCTTCCTCGAACGAATCGACCACATCAGCGTCCGGGACTTGACGCACCTGACCTTCCATTTCAAGGACGGCAGCACCGCCGAGCGGGACTACGAGTTCAGCAAGGAAGGCGTGCCGTGGACAGATGAGCGCCGGGAAAAACAGACCGAGGCAATCCGGGACAGCTTCACACCGGAGCGCAGGCAGAAAATCAGCGAAAACATGAAGAGAATAAGGAGTGAGAAACATTGGAGCAGCAAAAGAAAGTAACCACAATCCCGGCATCCCGGACGCGATTTTCCTCCACTCCCATCACTGAGAAGAAGAAACGCCGCGTCGCCGGATACGCCCGCGTCTCAACCGACCATGACGACCAGTTCACCAGCTACGAAGCGCAGATCGACTACTATACGAACTACATCAAAGGCCGCGACGACTGGGAATTCGTCAACGTCTACACGGACGAGGGAATCAGCGGAACCGGCATCAAGAAAAGAATCGGCTTCCAGACCATGATCGAAGACGCGCTCGCCGGAAAGATCGACCTGATTGTCACCAAGAGCGTTAGCCGATTCGCCCGGAACACCGTCGACAGCCTCACCACCATCCGGAAACTCAAGGAAAACGGCGTCGAATGCTACTTCGAGAAGGAGAACATCTGGACCTTCGACGGCAAGGGAGAACTTCTCATCACCATCATGAGCAGCCTTGCTCAGGAGGAATCCCGGAGCATTTCCGAGAACTGCACCTGGGGACAGCGGAAGCGATTCGCTGACGGCAAGGTGACGGTTCCGTTCCACCGGTTCCTCGGATACGATCGCGGACCGCATGGCGAGCTCGTCGTAAACCCCGAGGAGGCCGAAACCGTCAAACGCATCTACCGGCTTTTCCTGCAGGGCCTGACCTACAACGGCATCGCCAGACAGCTTACCAATGACGGCATCAAGACGCCCGGCGGCATGGACCACTGGAGCATCAGCACCGTCAAGTCCATCCTCGGAAACGAGAAGTACAAGGGCGATGCCCTGCTGCAGAAATCCTATACGGTCGACTACCTGACCAAGAAAACGAAAATGAACGAGGGCGAGATTCCGCAGTACTACGTGGAAGGTGACCATGAGGCGATCATCGCGCCGGAGACGTTCGACCTTGTTCAGCGCGAGATGAAGAAGCGCGGCAACGGCGTCATGTACCACAGCGGCGTCCACGTCTTCTCCAGCAAGATCCGCTGCGGCCAGTGCGGCTCCTTCTACGGCTCAAAGGTCTGGCACAGCAACAGCAAATACCGAAAGACCATCTGGCGGTGCAACCACAAGTACGACGGCGGCAAGAAATGCACGACGCCAGCCATCGACGACAGCGAAGTGAAGACCGCGTTCCTGTCAGCGGTAAACAAGCTCCTCGAAACGAAATCCGAGGTCATCGCAAACGGCAAAGCGATGCTTCCGCTCCTCTTCAAAACCGACGAGCTGGAAGCCGAGCGCGACAGGCTCATGGACGAGGCGCAGGTCGTAGCCGATGCAGTCCAGAAGAACATCGAGGAGAACGCCCGGACGGCCCTTGACCAGAGCGCCTACCAGAAGCGTTACGACGACCTTGCCGACCGGTACGACAAGCTCAAGGCACGGATTGACGAGCTCAGCGAGAAAATCGAAGAGACCCAATCCCGGAAAGCCGGGTATGAGGATTTCCTTAAAGCCTTTGAAAACACGTCCGACAGCCTGACGGAATTCTCCCTCGACGCCTTCAACGGACTGGTCGACCACCTGACCGTCTACGCCAAGGACGACATCCGCTTCACTTTCCGCAACGGACAGGAAATCCGCGCATAAGAAAACAGCCTGACAACCAGTGAACGATGCTGGCGGTCGGGCTGTTTTGCTGTCTGTAAAATGAACTTCTATTTCTCATTTAGAATACAACAATTCCTCATCGTCAAAATCCAGAGGCTCCGAATTCATATCCAATAATATGCGTATCTCTTTCCCTGTGACTTTTTTATAAGCGTTATACGTCACAAGTACAGTTCTCGAATTGCATTCCAGCACTGTATATTTCTTGCTGTATCTGTCAGTTATGCTTGACCTATCTGAAAAAACCGGGATGATCCATCTGTTCTCATCAAATTCAAATGCAACCGGAAGCATCTTGGTATCGATGTGTATCACATCGTCGGGTTCGAAATCCTTGAATTGTTGCTCCTCACTCTTTGTTAAATTCCACTCTGCGAGCATGAACATCTTGGAATTCTGCAATGCCGCGCAAAAATCCCGGTAGGTCTCATCATTTGGACTCGTTAAGTAATTGTGTTTAGCCTCTTTCAGTGTCATTTACATTCCTATAACCTTTACCAATTCGGGTCAATTCTGCTGCCTGGAAAAACCGACACCCCTTCAGCTCAAGCGACACCCCTCAGAGGGCAATCGCTGAATTGTATCAAATTTTGCGTCTTGTTTTCATAAATCTTGATTTCCTTTCGATCCTTTAAATGATCTGCAACTATTTCGGAAA